AGCGTCCACCGGGAGCACAGATGCATAGATTCCATCCGGAGTCAGCATCCTTGTGGCCGGGAGCACTCTGCGGAAATAATCTACCGGATTAACCAACAAAATGAGGCTTGTGACAGTTCTTGCCTGTCCTTTGTCGTTTCTGGCCATGATTGCTGTAACATTTCCCATCTGTGTCATGTCCAGTGCAGTCATTTTGATAGCGTTTTTGTCCGGATATTTTCCGCCTGTCACTACAACGCCCTCTCCGACCTGTTTCATCATACCGATTGGCTCATCTTTTCCAGTTCCCTGTACAATACCGTGCTCCAGCCCGTTTGCCAGTGCCTCATAGAGCACCTGACGCACGTATGTATCCAACCATGTCGGTCCTAAATCCAGCATAGCCTTGGAAACTGGCAGGAATGCGCTCAGTTTTTCCTGTGTTACATCTACCTCTTTGAATCCAGAGGTCAGCTCCTCGATGATCTTGGCTGTCAGCTTGCCCCATGCTGCTTTCTGCTCGCCGTTTATATTCATCATCATTCTTGTCAGACCTGTCACTGTGGTTGCATTCAGCTTGGACAGGAGCGGGTGGTTTGTCTGGAGTTCATCAAAGACAGAATCAATGATTGTTTCCGGCATAACCACCTCAACGTCATTAAGAGCCTGTTTCGGATCTGTGGATCTCATAGCCTCAATGATTTTCTCATAATACTGTTTTTCCTTAGAGGTCAGCTGGCGCACACCTCTCTGTGCCAGGATTGTTGCATCCTGCTCAACCAGCATCTCTTTGGCCTGCTCCAGAACATTGTCCTCAATCTTCTGGCACAGCTCAGTGAACGCCTCGCTGAATGCTTTTGTATCGTCATCTTTGATGGCCTGATTCATTTTTTCAACAATCTTGGCCTTTTCCATTGCTAATACGTCTTTATTCTTCATATCAGTTCTCCTTTACATATTTTGGAATAATTTTGCTAACTGGTTTGTGAGTTTCTTTTCTTCCGGCTCTGGTTTTGGAGTCGGTACCGGAGGTTTTGGTTCTCCTCCCTGCTGCCGCATAGACTCCAACTGTTCCCGGAATGATTTCTGCTGTGCAATCACACCGGACAGCTGCTGCACGCGGCTCATCAGTCTCTGCTGTACATCCTTATCATCAGCCTGGTAGCTGTCTACCCTGTCAATGAGGCCGTATTCCAGAGCTTTCTCCGGTGTTAGGAATGTTTCTGCCTCCATCATGTCAATGAGCTGCTGTTCTTCCAGGTTTGATTTTTCCAGAAAAATCTGTCTGTTTGACTCCATGAGCGTATCCAGATCATCTGCTGCTTTTCTGAGTTCTTTGGCATTTCCATCCACGCTCATCCACATATTGTGAATCAATGCAGATGTTCCCAGTCCCATGACGCGCTCATCACACGCCTGCAGGATCAGGAACGCTACGCTGTAGGCAACTCCATCCACATATCCAACCTTTTTGCAGTTCTTCTGTTTCAGCTGGCTATAGATCGCCACGCCCTCTTTGACAGATCCTCCGTTTGAGTTGATATGCAGCTCAATGGTTGCTGTATCAGGAATTGCTGCAAGCTGCTCCTGGAAATACTTTGCAGATGTCTCCGATTCCTCATAGCTCCATGTGCTCCAGTTAAATGTGCCGTATGCTGTCACATCGTCATAGATGTATAATTTGTGAGTATCGTCCTCTGCTTTCTGAAAACATACAAATACTTTATCCTGTCTTGGCATTCTTCCCACCTCCTTTCTGCTGTTCTTCCAGGATTTCCTGGATAGTTGAGTAGTTTTTCGTGATGAAATGCTGGTCTGCCCAGTCCTCATCTATCGGAATCTCTCCCAGTGCTCTCAGAATCATATTCACTGTATAAATTCCGGAGCTGATGAGCTTGTCTGCTGATGTTGCAATGTCGAACATGTCAATATGTTTGACTCTCATGGTGTCGATCTGTAGCTTTGTTCCTTTCTGTATCCCGTTTTTTCCAATCCTCTTGCGGTTGATCTCCTGCATGAACATCTGTGCAAGCGGGTCCAGGCAAAACGTCAACATCTCGTCCACTGCTTTCTCGGTGTCCTGCACGTCTCCCTTGGCCAGTGTAGGCGGCATGGAGAATCCTCTGGCTGTAAAGTCAAAGATGTCATCATACTGACTCTTGATATCACGACTGGTTCCCTCACTGTAAGTCTTTGAGCCAATGTCTGTGTATGAATATCCCTCAAACAGTGGCAGGACAGCGTTTGGACTTTCAAAGAATGACTTAAAATACTCATTCATGAGCTTTTCCAGTTTCTTATTGAACAATTTGTCACTCTGAGCCATTGCCGAAATGTCCAGGATTCCTCTACTGCCTCTGCTTTTGAGATACGATTTTGCAGAATAATCAATCAGCTTGCTGTATGAGTCATACAGGTGCTGTATGATCCGGTTTACATTCTTGTTGTTGAGTGTCCAGTGAAGCACGTCTGAACTTCGAAATGACCGCGAAAATGTGTAATTATCCACCTGCACATTGGTATAAGTGTCTCCATACAGTGCATTTTTCGTCACAGAAAAATCATCAGCCACCAGGAGCTGTCCGTCATAGCTCTCTACAATCAAAAGCTCATTGTTTCGGAACAACTGCTCCATAGCCTTTGATAAAAATTCTGCTTTGTTCTGGTTGCGGTTCGGTTCGTAGTTCCATAGATAATATTCATCTTTGAACAATTCCTCTCCCTCGTAAAATGTGCGAAATTCACATTTTGTCAGAGCGTTGGCAATCTTCCCTACACAAGTCCAGAACGCCAGCTCTCTCAGACAAATTTCTGTTACCGCATCACGAACCTGTTGATCTGTAATCTCCACAGTTGATACCCGCTGCACATCTTCTCCCGGTTTTTCTCTTGCCTTGAACAGCTTTCTAAGACTTAATCCCATGTCAGTTTCCTCCTTTCTGCGCTAATATGTGAATACGCCCAGATCCGGCGCGCTTACGCTCTGAGCATACGGCAGGTCATCCTCTACCGTCATAGATGCAGCCAATGCCATGAAAGGGTCTGTCTTTCTTGACTTTGCCTCAATCTTTGCATATACAAAGTTTCCAATATCGGCATCATCTTCCTTTCCCAGTTTCCGGCCGTATCTGACCATCTTTGTGTTATTTGTTGCCCAGCGCAACACTGGGTTATCTCCCCATACGAAATAGTCATTTGCAAAACAGCTGTCTATAACCGGCGCAACTTTCATGATATCTGACGGTCTTACCAGTTTTAGGTTTTTGTACGCTTTTGCATCAAAACCAATGTTCTGCAGATACTTGGCCACCAGAGCATAACGGAAATCATCTATTGCCATTTTCTTGATCGAATAGTATTCCATCTGTGCTTCAATATAGTCCACAATCAGCTCTGGGTGGATTTCCACATCATCAACCAGCGTGATATGCCCCCGATCCGCCCACTCTTTCCATGGTGCCTTTATTCTTGGCAGATCTTTTGACTGCAGGCAGAGCCAGGAATGGTTTAGATCATACCTGGTATCCACGTCTCTGAAATGAAGATTAACAGAAATCATATCAGTGACTTTTGAGAAGTCGATGCCACAGGTGCACATTCTTCCCACCAGATCATCTACTGGCACAGGTCTATTAGTTGCCTTGATTCTTTCATAGGCGCACACTTTGATCTCGCTGGAGCCGTCTGGGAGGTTCATTCTCTTTGTCATGAATGCCGTAAACTTCTCAGGCCGTTTCAACCAATCTCTGTATTCTTTCCGGATTTCCTCCATGAGATCCGGCAGGTATCTCAATGATGGGTTAGCCTTTTCCCAGTTCTTCTCATCGTGTACCTCTTCCTTGCTGTCCAACCGGCAGATAAACGGTAGTAGGCCGTTGTCCGGTTCTCCTCCGAACAGGATTTCCTCTGTTGTCCCCAGCAGGTCATCCAACGGCCCCTCCCTGACATCTCCCTGGGTAGTGTAATAAGACCGGCGCGGGTGTTTTTTCTTACCCAAGCCGGTCGTAAATACATTGATGTTCTTATAGTCCTGATACTGATGGATCTCATTGAGCACTACCATCCCGGAACGGAGACCATCTTTTCCGCCTGGATTGTTTGTGTGCCCCTTTATGGTTGACCTTGTATCCTTACAGACTACTTCTTCCCTCGTCCATTTAAAAAATCGCTGGAGCTTTTTGAGCCACTTCGGCTGCTCAAATGCTCCAACGATATCCTTCACCGGCCGGAGAGCCTGGTCCTCATTATTCGCACAGATATCAACGTCATATTCTCTGATTCCGTTGTACTCAGATGCCAGTGCTGTTGATTCCAGCGCTATTGTTCCGTCCTTTCCTGCACCTCGTCCAATCAAGCAGAACAAATCCGGCCACCTTGGCCGTCCATTTTCCCTCCAGTACGTGCAGTCATGCAATCCAATCACGAACTGCTGCCACGGGAAAACCTCATCATACGGGAAATATCGTGCCAGTCCCAGGTAGTCCGTCAGTTGCTGCTGGTCCACATAGATGTCCTCCGTCTCAAAACACTTTCTGACATGTTTCATCAGTGCCTTGACATCTTTGGACGCCTCCACTTTTCCTGTCTCCACTGCCTCCATGTAGGCTTCTATTCGTGGATCACAGTTTGTCATCATCGTCATCCCTTATGGTTTTCTCCGTGGTTAGACCAAGCTTGTCCAATATCATAAGCATTTGCTTATTTACGGCCACCAGATCTTTGACGGATTGATTTTGTTTTATGATGGTGGCCTTGCCGGATGCAGATTGTGCCTCATAGGATACTCCTCTCTTTTTTATGTCTGTTTTTAGCTTTTTCTTGATATCGTAGAGGGCCATATAGTCATCTATGAGGTCCAAAAAGCATGAAATATCAGCCTGTTTTTTCTCAAGCTGAGAAATTAAACTTTCTAATATATCCGATTTTTTTTGCGCCATATTCCCGCCCCCTATTTTTTATTTTTTATCATGTGCGAACTTTCTCGGCGTTGTCGAGGCCTCCCACCGGTCTCCGTAGTTGAAATTAAAACGCTAATTTTTTCGACCGGGGGTATACGCTTTTTTCTGTGCTTTCTGTCCACTTTCCAGAGCAAAATCCGGATTCGTTGTGTGATCGCACAGCCCGTCTATTGCATTTATATTATGCACACAGAACTCTTTGTCACATTGCGTATTCTTTTCCGGATCACAGTTGAATACCTTTATCTTTTGTCCTCCGCATTCGATGATCTGTTCCTGCTTCATGTTGTCCCTCTTTTATTTTCCCTATCTTCTGAGCGATTTTGTCCACAGTGTCATTGACTGCTGCTGCATCATCAATCAATCTGTCTAACTGGTCACGTTCCACGTCTACCTGCACCGTGATTCTGCTCGTTGGTCTCTCCTGTAGTATTGCGTATCCCACGGGCATCAATGGCCCTCCGGAACAATTCGCGCACACTTGACCGTCTTGATACTCTCTCGGTATCACATTCAGCATTCCACACGCCTGGCATTGTGTAACCATATAATCTGCTGCATCGCTTGTCCTTGCCATATCAATCCCACCTTTCCTCTGTCAGAGTTTCTTTCTTCTCTGGTTTCCTGTATCCATGCACTGCCTCATGGCAGTCGTGACACAGACTGACCAGGTTCCTTTTCCGTACACCATGCCACTCATACCATATCTCCAGTGCCATATCCGGATGTTTCCTCACGTAGTTCACGTGATGCACGGTCGTTGCCGGTGTGTATTTGTGATGTTCTCTGCATCTCTGACACTCACTGTGATCCATCTTCAATACCTGCTTCCGGATCTGTTTCCATCGTGTCCACGTGTAGAATCTATGTATGTCGTTCTCCACGCACCAGCGCGTAAATTCTTTTTCCTGTTCTGTCATTCTTCTTCAACAGCAAAGAGCACCCGGATCATTCCGAGTGCTCTTCGTTCATTTTGTCTGTAAATTCTTTCATCATTTTCATTAGTTGTCCTGCCTGGCTGACGTTTGCTTTCCTGCAGGCTTCGGCGTATTGTTCTGCTATATCCCGTTTCAGTTTATAGCTCTTTGATATCCATCCGGCTTTGTCCTGATATTTCTTTGACGCTACCGTCTGTGGCTTCGGATTACCTGTTGGCACTGTTATCCCTCCGTTTCCGGATGAGATAATACACCAATTTGGCTAAACCGATCGCTACAAAGAATATTCCCAGTTTCCACAGCATACTTTACACAGATGAGTTATTGTGTTATATTTTGTTTAAGAGAAGGGCTTTCGCCCCTCTCTGCTAATTTAATAGCTTATCGAGAATCAGTAGAATGATTCCGATGACCAAGTCCGTTATCGCTCCGAGTAGCCAGCTCTTTAAGTCGATATCGGACTTTTTCTTTTCCGGATGCTTCCGGTTCTTGTTACTCATCTGTTTCTCACCTCCTTATATTTATATTATACAATATGGTGCACCATATGTCAAGTAATATCATAAAAGCACCTAACATAATGTCAGATGCTTTACAGAGGTGTGCTATTGGCCAGATATGGGTATATCTGATCGGAATGGCAGGATTCGAACCTGCGACCTCACTTTTGTAGTGCGCTCTTCCACCTGAGCTACGTTCCGAAACCACTGTCTGTGGGTTGACAGTGGAATTTGCGAAAGGAGGATTTCATTTATTTTTCCTGAAATCCATTGTAATAATAACACAGATATTGTGTGTACTTCCATGTACTCTTTTCAGATTTTAAAATTTTGTAATGCTCGACCATGAATCTTATGTATCCATTTCCAGCTATAATTCATCTTCAAGGCTACTTCCTCCCATTTCAGTCCTGTTATATATCTCAATCTCAGCACTTCCTGTTCATCCTCATTTTCCATCTGTTTGATTTGCCTTTCAATCTTCTGATAACATCTGGCTTTTTCCAGGCGTTCTACCTTCAGGAGCTCGATCTGCTCATCCAGAATAGCTATGTAGTCTGACAGATCGGACTGGTTGCTGCCTTTTGGCATCCCGTCATTGGCCA